GGAGATGAGACGACCCTACATGAAGCAATAATTAACCTAGAACGCCGAGTAATTACTTTGGAGAGAATCATTGAGGCTCTTCATGCGCCAAGAAATCAACCGGACCCCGACTGTGCAGTTGATCCAACTGGAGAGTGGTATTAATGTCTGAAGAAGAGTCGATTGGTGACTTTACTGTGAGAGTTTGGAAAGAATGCAGAGAAGAAGCGGGTATTCATGTCTTTTTCATGAATTGGTGTATTCAGAATCATTTTGATATTGTTAGGGAATTCCTAGAATTCGATTCTATGATGAGTGGTGAATAGAATGAGCGGAATATGCCCGACCTGTAAGAAAAATAGTGTGATGTTTGCCAACACAGCGGAGATTTTTGGGATGAAGCCCTATTGTATCAACCCAAAATGTCCCGATTCCCAGTTTGGAGGGATTGAATGAAGGAGTTCGTAATGTTAGATCTATGCTCCGGCTTAGGTGGTGCTTCTGAGGCCATGGTCCAGGACGAAGACTGGTTAGTTGTTAGGGTTGATTCTGACCCTCAAGGCATCCTTGAACCTGATTGGCCTCGCTATACTGTTCATGAGTGCGTCAAGAATCTATCAAATAATTTCATCAAATCTTACGGTCTGATAGGGGTCTCTCCTGTTCAAGATATCACTCTGCTTTGGGCATCTCCACCCTGCAGAGATTTTTCCAGGGGGTATCATGCCCCAGGCCCTACAGCACTCAGGGCAGGTGAGTCATTTGAGCCGGACATGTCTATCCTCGAAGCATGCATTGATTTGAAAGAACACTGGGAGCCTAAATTTTGGTGCATAGAAAATGTGATCGGTGCAATTCCTTATTTTGAACCTTATTTGGGTCCACCGACTCAGATAATCGGACCGTTCGTGTTATGGCACAATCTCCCGACAATAGCGGTTGATTATTCCTTTACTCATTTCAAAGCCGATTCGGACGTATGGAGTACGAACCCTGTGAGAAGTAATCTGAGGGCCAAACTTCCAATTGAGATATCCACGGCTGTCATGAAGGCTGCAATGTCTCCGACCCTGGAGGACTTCTCATGAGTGAGGTCGGGCCTACTGGCAGGTTGCACAGAACTGCAGGGACTCTTGACCGAGTCTCAGGTGCAACCCATTCATTCAGATTGAGGCCTAATGCTTCCAAGTTAGTTAATGCGATCACCAACCCCAGGAAATTCGGCGGGAAATCTGCCAAGGTCTCCGAGGCGATTGAATGGTATTTTGGTCCTCGTGGAGATAACCCAAGTTACGAAGAGTTGCTTACTAACGTAGCTGCCCTTCAGACGGTCATTACTAAGCAAGGCACAGAGTTAGAGGAATTGCGACAATTCACCAGAACCGGCCAAATAGCCCAAAATGAAGGCGAAGAAAATAGGCAAAGTGCGCTCCAAAGCAGGGGTATTTGGCACAAGTTGCGACATTTCTTAACCTCATCGAAATAGAATCTTGAAAATAGGCCCAGCACCGGGTAAAGAGCCTAGCATGAACTCGGTGGCGACTTGGGCTTGCGCTCCCTTCTCGTCCAGGGAGGACTTGAACCCGTCGTATTGATTCTGGAAGTCCTCAATCAAGTCGCCTACATTTTCTATGCCCGGTCCCAGGACGAATTTCCACCCAAGAAGAGCCGCTATCGCTGAAAATATGACAGTTAATGCGCTAATGTCTTTCAGAATTTCAACGAAAGGCTCCGTAAATTGGTTGAATGCTTTGGCTGTACCTTCAACATAGACTAAGTGTTCAAGCAACTCTCGTTCTTTATCTTGTAATGAAATCCTGTATTCGATGACCTTCTCAGGCTTGCGCTTCGTCATCTAATCACTCAGGAATTTCAGGCCAATTGTCAATCGCATCGTTTGCATGCTCATGGACTTGGGGAAGATCTCTCAAGGCTTGGCGATAGTCTTTCTTCGCTTGGCTCATTGTCAAGTCCTTCAAAGCCCACCAATCAGAATCGGACAGAGCCTGATCTCTTTGCCTTCTAACTTCTTCCCAATCGACATCACGGGTTCCCTGTTCGATGATTTCGGTTCCGTTGAATCTCGTATATTTCCTATCCATTGACTCACCTAATATTTGATTACAATTGTTGCCAGGGTTCCACCTGTATATTGAGTAAGACTCCCTATGTCATCTGCTGGAACATTAGGAGAAATCCAATCGGTAGTCCCGTAAGAAGCGGCGTTGTTAGTGTTGATTGGTGAGTTTGCTATACCTAACCCCATTCTATGGTCGTCCTGGATTCCCTTAATTGAGGCGTAAGCGCTAGTACCCTTGGCATAAGCGCACCAATACTGAGTACCTTCTGTTAGTGTAACTGTCGAGGAAAACGAGGTTTGACTAACTGCCCCGGTAGAAGTAGCTGTATCAATCGTAACATATCCTAACAGGTCGCCTGGGACATGATTTGTTGTATCATCTTCATAGAATGCTATCACGAGGGTACTACTAGCGGTGGTCGTGTTTATCCATATTTCAACCTCCGATAAGTCACCTGATTCGGGAGCCACAAAGGGAAACGCTGTTGGAACAGCGGGGATATTCAGGTTTTGAGTCGCAGAACGTTGAGTACCCCAAGGGGCCATTGCAGTAATTTCAAACCCGTCATATGTGCCCGTTGTTGTCTCAGGGAGCAAAACACCGTATCCAGAATCACCACCCCCGGCAGTTAACAGTCCTGACCATTCACCTTTGACGCTTAGACGGGCCAAATTGACTAAAACTAACCGTCTTAATTCATCTTCAGACATCTCTTCTATTGAGATAGGTTGGCCGATAGACTGCATTGTAGCAAATGCAAGGTTTTCGAGGTCGGTATTCTGTGTTAATGTATATACTCTCGGAGATTTCTTATCCGCATCAGGCAAAGGAGTCATCCTAGCAACCCATCCCATTCTTGTTTCACTGTCAATCTCGCTAAGTTCACTAACACTAGACGCCTCAATTCGTCCTCGTTTAGCATCTCTACGGATATAGGGTCGCCTACATTTGCAATATCAGTTTGAGAAAGACTGTTTGGAGCCTCTGCATCCAGGGTCTTCACCTTGAGTATCTTATACACGCGAGGCGACTTTGAGGGCGCGTCTGGAAGCGGCATACCATATCACTTCAATTGCTTAGAACGGGTTTTTGCGATGCGCTCAATGGCTTCTAGGTCTTTAGTTGAGATATACCCAACCATGAACAATTTCTTCGCCTTGGATACAATCTCTGAGAGTCGGCGTCGGCCAGCTGCTTTAGTCATCTTCGGCATCTAATCACGCCTATGCATTGGTAAGGTACTGAGCCTTGAAATTCAAGTTTACTGGAATCGAGCAATCGTTGAAACCTGCTTGGAACTTTGAGGGATCTGTCGCTGAAACAGAACCGACAACATTTCCAAGAGCGTCGACAACAACTGCGCCTGGGGTTTCAATCTTAGCACCATCAACAGAAGTGAAGAAAGCCTTGACTATTCTTTGTCCCTGGACGGTATCTCCAATTGAGTTTGAAGTCTGGAGATCTACAAGTTCGTTAGTTGCTCCACCAGTAGGAGTGACTACTGCAATTCTAGAAACTCCTTGAGCAGTGTAGTAACAAAGTGCGCCTTCTCTGTCTGCGGCGGTGTTGTTCATACAGCGGAGTTTGTCTCCAGCCTGCAGCGTGAAGGGGGCGCAAAGGGCCGGAGTTGGAGATGAGACGCCTTTGATAGCGACCGGAATGATTGCAGCAACTAGACCCTGCCTCAAGATGTATGCATATGCAACTCCGTTGTCGCAGGTTACTAGACCACTAACGATAGTTTTTCCCAGCCCATAGTCGCCTATGTTCTGTGCGCTAACTGTATAGGTGGTGTCGGTCGTTAGATCGGACTCCGTACCCTCTGCGAGTTCTGCCTTTAGTGGAATGTTTGTTCCATCCGAACAAACTAGAATTCCGTTAACTGTGTTGGTTGCCATAAAATCACAACCTCACTCCAAGAGCAAGGGGCCGGATTAGGGCATTTGCTTTGTTGAATGGTTGTCTCATGACCCTGCGGAAGATTTTCGCACCTGCATTGAGCGTAATTGCGCTAATTGCCATCGGCACCATATTGCTCTGAGCGTTTGCCATCATTTGGTTTGCTGCTAGTCCAGGTTGATTCAGGATGTCTCCAAGAGATATTTCACTAGCACCAGTGAGGGTCATTGAGGTAGCGCCTAGACCTCTATCTGCCACGGTCTTGTAACCAATATCTGTGGCTCCTGTTACTACGCCTATAGGCGAAGTTCCCATAATCCCCTCAGTAAGAATTGACAGATTCAGATATGAGACGGCTGCATTATACAGACTGAACGTTTTCGGTCTTCTTCGGCGTTTTGACTTCTTTCGGCGCGGCGGCATGAGGACAAAACTGGAAAAACTCGCTAATCAACCTTTTCTGACTTGAATTGACCGTTATCTTCTCTTGGTAACACCTGGGCAGGGATAATTTGCTTCTGTTGGTCGGCCCATGCTCCAATCAATTGACTGATGGCTATTTGGATCGGATTAGGGGGTTCAATCCCTTCAAAACCGCCTTGAGTGAACTCATTGACGAGGCTCTGCAAGGCCTCAGCTAGTCGTGAATCTAACTCTTCGACAGCAATCTCGATTGAACGACCTCCTAAGTAGGCGATCACCAGAAGAAGAAGGATGTTAACCCCACCCAGGACGGTCAAAAGCAGCATTTCAGGGGACATACATCCACCCACCACCCGCCTACGGTCCATCAACCTACCGGGGAAGGGGGGATTTTCCCCCCCTGACCCGGCATCTTGATAGACTGTGGCGAGCAGAGGACTCGAACAGGTATATCGTGGCTGTAATAGTGAAAGTGATTGAAAGTGATTGAAAGTAAAGGAGTTGTAATAGATTCTTCAGGTAATATTATAGGCAATCACTCATTCCGTTATATTATGGGAGATGAGACGACCCTACATGAAGCAATAATTAACCTAGAACGCCGAGTAATTACTTTGGAGAGAATCATCGAGGCTCTTCATGCGCCAAGAAATCAGCCGGACCCCGACTGTGCAGTTGATCCAACTGGAGAATGGTACTGATGTCTGAAGAGGAATCGATAGGTGACTTTACTGTGAGAATTTGGAAGGAATGCAGAGAAGAGGCGGGTATTCATGTAT